GAAGATGATACAAGATCGGAAATAAGAGACAACCGTCGTCGTGAAGATGATACAAGATCGGAAATAAGAGACAACCGTCGTCGTGAAGATGATACAAGATCGGAAATAAGAGACAACCGGCGTAGTGAGGATGATACAAGATCTGAAATAAGAGATAACCGACGTCGTGAAGATGATACAAGATCTGAAATAAGAGACAACCGACGTCGTGAAGATGATACAAGATCTGAAATAAGAGATAACCGACGTAGTGAGGATGATACAAAATCGGAATTAAGAGAAAACCGACGTCGTGAAGATGATACAAGATCGGAAATAAGAGATAGTCGACGTCGTGAAGATGATACAAGATCAGAAATAAGAGATAGTCGTCATCGTGAAGATGATACAAGATCGGAATCAAGAGATATTCGTCGTCGTGAAGATGACACAAGATCGGAATTAAGAGATAGTCGTCGTCGTGAAGATGATGAAAAAGTACAGGAAAATCTTGAAAAACGTACCTTTGAATACAGACGGGATGAAACTGGGAGAGCTGAAAAAAGTTATAAATAATATAACAGGAAAACTGAGAAAAATTTTATTATAGAAAAATGTTTTATAAACTAAAAAAATGGTACACTGGACACGTGTATACAAACACCATCGAACAAATAAAAAGTTGTATACTCAAAAAGTACTTTCACTTGTATTTTAACATTCTTTTTTTTGAGTAGTTTTAGCAATATTTTTAAAATTATTAAAAAATAACAGTCTTCAAACAAAAAAATATATGTATTTGTAAAACTATAAATGCCCCTCAAAGTATTTGAGGAACAGGTAAATGCGTCACATAATATAACGACACTTACACCCGCAAAAATAGTTCATCAAACAAGACAATTCAATTCCTCATTATCCAGCAGTAGATTTGGTTCTATGGACGTTACAATATCTAATGTCACATTGGTGGCCGCGAAAGACGGACAAGAAGTGGATCTTGAGAACTCTAATTTTGAAGTAATTCTCCAACTAATACCTTGTGCACAAACTGCGATTAGAGATGAACTAAATAGATGTAAACTTTCTGCATACAGGGAAGTTGATCTTATTAAAATAAAAAAGAAGCGCGTGGTTATAAGTATTAACAAAAGAGGTCCGATCGTACTTAGATGTATAATAAAAGATGAAGATCCTAAAAACCCGCTTTCTGCAGAAGATTTAAAGGGCTTTAGACTTCAGTTAAAATATGACTACAAAATTGAAGAAAAACACTCTTCCTTTGGAAATCCTCGTGCACAAACAAAGGCATTGGATGAACTTAGGTCTGCTCTTAACAAAGCTCTATCTCAAATAAGATCACTTTCAAAACAAGTATCTTCATCACCTGCAGTTGTACAATAAATGTTTATCGGTATATTCTATTTTTTATATTTTTAAAAATTTACTTAAATTTTATAGAAGGTGGAGGTTTTACTTTTTTGTCTTCTGTACCAATGTATATTACATTATTTTCTTCTTTAGGTTGAGTTTTACCCCTTATTTTTAGAGCGGTTGTTCCAACTGAATCAATAACGTTTGAAAGAGATTCGGATCTTTCTCTATTACAATATCGGAAAATAAATATGAAAAGAAATATAGAAAAAACGATTCCTATTATTACCGGAATTAAAACAGGAGGGTCCAGTAAGACTTCATACCATTGACGATTGTAAGGAGTCGGTGAAGGTGGAGATAAAATGATTGGTGGTGTATTGGGTGGGATTTGACTCAAAATAAAAATAGTTAGTATCATTCTTTGAATTAACTACATAAAATCTCTTTCGGCATTCAACTCTTCACAAATTCTTTTCATACGTTCCAGTCTAATTTTACCTTCTTTTAAAGAATAATCGAAAAAAAGGTAATTATAACATTGAAACAGATTTTGAGTTGTATGTGTCCATGCACCTTTGGCGGTATGGCCGTGAACTGCTTGAAACATGTATGTTCGCACGACACCTGTTGCACCCATTGCCTCTAAATAATCTGAGTCTGATACTACCCTGTAAATAAATAGTTCATCAGCCGTAAGATCCAAGGGTTCTCCTTCTCTTAATCTTTTAGAAAAGGATATTCTGGGTACTACGTTTGTGACCATTTTCACTATATCCCAAGATATTCCTAACCTGTAAAGAGTAATACTTAGATGAGAAAGTTTCGCCTTTACGTTTCTCACATACTTTTTATCACACACATCATGTGCCAAACTCGTTAATATTGTTGCAAAATATATATTCTCCCAATTTTTAAAGTTATCTTTTTCACTTTTTTTAACATTCATTAAAATTTTAATGCAGTGTGAAACCACGTTATCTATGTGAACAATATCATGTGAAGCGTCATAATTGGACATTTGATTTGAAATCCAAGCCCTGAATGTCGCAATCTTTTGTTCCATGTGTAATTTTTTTATTACAAAAATAACTAGGTATTTATAAATCTGATTCTTTTAAACAAATTGTACAAACAAATAATTTATTTTTTCGAGTGAAAGGATTGGCAGTTATCATTTGTATATCATTTTCACTTGAACAATAAAAACATTTTTTTATGTGGTTGACGTGAATGTCATTTTCCGCAAATGCAAAATGTTCTGTTTCATACTTTTCATCAGTAACAAACACATTCTGATTTATTATCTTTGTTGTTTTAACAGTAATTGGAACACCAACTAACCATTTTGTACACAAGTCAAAAAAATTATTTATTTGCGACGGTGTTGTTGGGTGTCCTAATTGATGCCATTCGTCTATCTTTTTAGGCATATGTATTGTATTCTTGAAATGTAAAAAAAAACTGATTTATTATATAATTATAACACAGGCGCACCGAATGTATCACATGCAATGTCTTCCAATTTCATTTTAAGACCTTCTTCTTTTGCTCTGTACCGAACAAGTTTTCGAATGTCTTCGTCAGTTTGTTCAGAAAGTTCGAAGCCTTTTTCACAGGATGGTAGTATTCCAGTGAATTTCATGTGGTAATTTTTTACTTTTTTTCCGTCACTTACTCTTTCCATTTCACCGAAATTTCTACAAGTATAGTGATTGTGTGAATTTATTTTCCCAATGTCAAATCCATCTGCACAGTTTGATGCCATTCTTCGTTTGTAAAGATCTTCACCGTTGAGTTCTGTACTTTTGGACCCTACAATAACGGTTTGTGTATCATAAGTGAACTTTGAGTAATCCAAACCAGAACATTGCTCATTTTCCTCCGCTAGAGAACGGATCTTATCCTTTATTGTGTTCATTGTGTATTCGTCGGGTCTTTCAAACTGTTTCTCTTGGCAAGACATTACTGTAGTTTTTAGAACGCAGTTGGAAGACGATTCGTGCGTCGCAATAACATTTACTTGTGACGAGACATGATCTGTATATTCATCGCAATTCTTTGATAAGGTTATCATTTTATTCTGTTAATTAATTTTTTTTTGACGATTCTAATAAATGGATGGTCATAAAAATATAAGTCGGTTTTCTACTAAAAATACATCCCGTTCTAATTTTTCTAAATCTAAAGCTTCAAACAATACTAATAAAACTTCCGATCTTCTTCCTCCAACTAAATCACCATGGATTATTATTGGTAACAGTCGTAGTGATTACGCTCATGTGGTTATCGATGACTATGATAACTACCGTGAAAGGTATGCCGAATTTAAAAATCTTGGTTGGCTCGATGACCCCAATCGTCCGCCACATGCACCACCACCCGGCTACACCGGAAAGTACGCACAAAATTTATTAGGAGTTCCGTCTACACATGGTGAACTTTCCAATGCAAACAGTGCACTTGGGAAATCACTCAATTCCAGAACACTTTCAAATACTTCAAGACCTTACGGTTTACGGTCTAAACCTGATTCGAGTAAAAGTATACTAAGATCTAAATCATTTCCAACTAGGAAAACTTCTGATGATAAAATTTCACAAATTTTAACTAAAGGAACAAAAGTTGTTCATACTGATAGTTCTGGTAATTCACAACCCGCTACCATATTGAAAGTTCATTATAATGACGTACCACCATACTATACCATACAATTTGAAGATGGAAATGAACGAGATACAATTAGAGAAAATTTGAGTCTTGTAAAAATATCGTCAGGTTCACCACCATCTAAATTTGCACCACCATCTAAATTTGCACCACCATCTAAATTTGCAACACCATCTAAACTTGGAACACCATCTAAATTTGCAACACCATCTAAAGTAAATACAAGTAATTTTTCACAGAGAACTTCTAAAAATAATATTAAAACAGCCGAACCAATAGAATGGAATAATATACTTCTTTTTAAAACTGATGTTGCAGGTGACGGTAATTGTTTGTTTTATTCTTTGATAACTGGTGCGCTTGGAAATGCAAACTTAGATGAAGGTCTTTTAGAAGGCTTAATGAATGACATTAATCCTTCTGGAAAATTAAGCATGTATCAACAAGCTCAAAACTTACGTAAAAGTTTAAATTTTCATCCTACAAGATGGGGAACTGATGAAGAAATAAATAAGTTTGTATTAAAATATAGAATAGGAGTTTTTGTAAATGTTTTCACAGGATCGAATTCTTCAAATTTTGCTTTTATGACCGGTGCCGATTATGATTTAACAAAATTTATTCCAGGGACTGATATACATCCCAATAAAGAACTGATGTATGATGAAAACGGACGAGCCATTCCCATACTAAACGACTTCGAACAACAAAAAGCAAAACAAGATGCGAGCAATGCAATTTTTATAAGAAATTTAGGTGCAAAAAGAGCACCAAGAGCCGTAAGTGGAACAAGCGCTATTACGTCTGCAAGACCTATAGTTGCTTCTGGTACCCATTTTATCGCTTTTATAACATATGCACCCGGTGATATTGTTAGAACTCCAGAAATCCATTCTATGTTGGCACAAAAAACAAGTATTCCAGATATTCCTGGTGCAAAAATTGTAAGCACTCCTGTGAAAACAACTGTTCCAAGTTCGTCTAAAGTGAAAAGCCATTCTAATATGAGTTTGGAACCTTATATAGAAGTAAAAGATACTGAATCATCTGCTCCTGAATCACCTGTGAAAAATAGACTCCAACGCTGGATAAATCCACATAGTGAGTACCAGAGATTTTTAGAGCCAGGTGAAATGGTAAAAGTTTTGTTGAGTGAACATCAGAAGAACATGCTTCTCGGAAGAGTATCTGGACATATATTAGAAAAAACGTATAAAGAAGAGTATGAATATGTTTGGTCTGAAGACAGTTTTGTAGACTCAGCGATGGTTCGAGTTACCGAAACTTCAAACGATTTGAAAGGTATAAAAAGAAACCCCAGCGTTTCCGATAAAGAAGCGTTTGAAAATCCTTACGATGTTTTTAGTCCACATCCTCGGACATATATTGATAAAAATGGAGACTTTGTACAGAGACTTCCTAGAGAATTTTCGAGCACTGGTAAATCTATGCAACTGATTCCATACTTGGTTCCTGATGAAAATGGTGATAATAAACACAACAAAATTAAAATTAAAGTTCCATATACTACTGACGATTATGAAAATGCCGAGTATGAGGTACAAATCTGGTCTTACAAAAACAAACCTACAGGAATATATAAAAGAACAGCATTAATTACATTTGACGAAGACGAAAACAGAAATGTTCATAAAATAGTTTCAGAATCTAGAGAATATACCGACGAGTGTTCTATTTGTTTTGACAATAAAGCCAACTGTGAGCTTCCATGTAGTGGTAAACATTCATTTTGTAAAGAATGTATAGAACAGTTTGATCCCCAAATTTGCCCTATGTGCAGAGAACCATTTTTAATGTCGCAGTTGAAAGAATCTTAAAAAAAAAATATTTAATCAAATTCAAAGAGAAGGAAGGCGGATGCCCGAACAGATAATCAAAACCCGAATGGATGTTGAACCCATGCTCGACGATGACCAAAAACGCTATACTTTGTTTCCTATCCAACACCCAGATGTATGGGATATGTATAAAAAAGCAGAATCTTCATTTTGGAAAGTTGAAGAAGTTGACTTAGGATCAGATATGACAGATTGGGAAAAGTTAACAACTGATGAAAAACATTTTATAAAACACGTTCTTGCGTTTTTTGCTGCATCGGACGGTATTGTCAATGAAAATTTGGCTGAAAATATGAACCGAAGAGTTGTTTGGTTGGAAGCAAAGTGTTTTTACGGTTTCCAGATTGCAATGGAAAATATTCACTCTCTAATGTATAGTTTATTAATAGATACTTACATAAAGGATAACAATGAAAAGAATAATCTTTTTAACGCAATAGAAACACTACCTGTCGTAAAGAAAAAAGCTGAATGGGCAATGAAATGGATAAATGATAAAAACGCCAGTTTCGCTCAACTTCTTGTTGCATTTTCAGTCGTTGAAGGAATTTTCTTCTCAGGTTCATTTTGTGCAATATTTTGGTTAAAAAAACAAGGAAAAATGCCGGGTCTAACTTTTGCAAACGAACTTATTTCAAGAGATGAAGCAATGCATACCGAGTTTGCAACATTGTTATATTCAAAACTTGAAAAAAAGTTGGATACAAGTGAAGTTTATAAGATAATAGAAAGTGCTGTAGAATGTGAAAACGAATTTATTACAGAATCTCTAAGTGTAAGTCTTCTTGGAATGAATTGTGATCTTATGACACAATATATAAAGTATACGGCTGACTTTCTTCTCGGTATGTTGGGTGTTCCAAAGTTATACAATGTGGCACTTCCATTTGATTTTATGGAAATGCAATCATTGACTGGAAAAACAAACTTTTTCGAAAAACGAGTGGGTGAATACCAAAAGGCAGGTGGAGGTTATGAATTCTCAGCCGATGATGATTTTGATTAAAAATTAATATGAATTTTAATATTTAAAATTATGTACGTTGCCGTTTGACTTCATGTTCTACAGGCTCTTCAGATTTTACTGTTTCTTCTTTCCTTTTTTTATATTTATGTTTAAGTGTGTCTATAATTTTAAAACCGAAATTTCTTATGGTCGAATAATCGTCAGACATTATGTCGTTAAATGAAAGAATAGTGTCATAATTGTCAATCTCATTCATAAAATTACTCATAAGCTCTTCCATATTTTCTATATATTTTTCTAGACTTTTATTTTTAGTATATTCAGTATCCAACATTTTCATAGTTTTTAATGTATTATAAAATGTATCAAAGTAAGAATAGTATTCCATTGCTTTTATTTTAAAAAGTTTTTCCAAAACTTCTAAATTTGTGGAATCTTCATTATCCTCATGATCGGCATCATATCCAGATCTAAATTTGAAGGATAATAATTTTTCAACCAAGTTCATTTATTATTGTTTATGAAAATAGTAAAAAAGTTTAGTAAACAAGATTAGATAAATTCGTTTTTTTTGGGATACACAATTTATTTTGGAAAAACAAATGAACAAGGCAGAATACTTGTTGAATTGTTCTATAACTTACAGAAACGCTGAAAGAAGAAATAATACTGTGCCCGATACATTTGATTCGGAATATCAAGGAAAAAAAACAATGCTTGATGTGTTAATGCACGAAGCAAAAGAAAGTTTCGATAAAAATATTATTCAACCAGATACACTTGTATTTTGTCCCGTAGATTTACAATCAGACAGTCCAGGTATATACAAAGAAGAAAAAGATTTAATACGTAAATCTGCACCGTTTCCCAAAATTATGTACACATTGTCCAATACTAGTTCTAAAAAAGTGGCTGAAAAATATGTTCAACCACCACCTTCTGTTGAGGAAAAACCCAAAAAGTATCCTAAAACACTGGAAGATGCTCATGAGAAAAACAACAAAGAATCTGCCAAAAAATTGCAAATGGAAGAAAGAAGAGCTTTGAGAGAACTAGAAAAAGAAGAAGAAAAGTTGGAAAGAAAACGTCTTCTTGAAGAAGAAACACCAGAACAAAGAGACCACCGATTGAACGAACAGAGAGAAAAAAGGAAGCAAAAGAAGCAAGAAAAAATGGAAAAGGAAGGAGAAGATGCTCCAAAAAAAGAAAAGGTCAAAAAGAAAAAAGAAATACCAGAAGATGTAGAACCTGCTTGTGACCAGATACTGCCACCACCCCCTAAAAAGCTATCAAGTAAAACAGAATATTATGAGTGTCCCATACCGCATGACAGACATATGTATGCATTAGAGAGGTGTCAATTAAACGAAACAATGAAAAGCGTTGTTTTAAATGGAGAAGTGAATGACGCTCTTAAAATAATTCAAGGACCTCCTGGTACGGGAAAAACAAGCTCACTTTTGAATTATCTAAAAAACAAGACTGGTAGAATTTTGTGTTGTGCGACAACAAATGTAGGTGCAGCAGACCTGTACAATCGTTGTGTTAATATGGGATTGGAAAAAGAATGTTCTCTCATATTACCAAGTGATAGAATACCAAAAGGGACAATTCTCATGTCCGAAGATCCAAACAAGAGAATCATATGTTGTACGATTTCTGGTAGAAATGGAAACCTACTAAAAGATCAAAAATTTGAAAATGTTTTTCTAGATGAAGCAGGACAATGTATGGAGGCCTGTGTATGGGGATTGTTTAGAAGTGAAGTAGAATATTTCTGTATGGCTGGTGACATATATCAGCTTCCAGCTCAAACATCAGAAACTGGAAAATCATTAAAACACGATAGATCTCTTATGCAAAGATTGATTGAAAATGAATATCCTTTTGAAGAGCTTAAAGTTCAAAGAAGAATGCACCCAGAAATATCGAAATTTCCCAATATATTTTTCTACGAAGGAAAGCTCCAAGATATGACAAACAACAGTGATGAAAAAGATCCATACAAACTTGTTTGTGTAAAAGGGGAATGTAAAGAAGATAAAACAAGTTTTTTAAATAAAAAAGAAGCCGAAACTTGTATAGAATACGCAAAAAAGCTTTCAAAAACTTATGAAGACATTGTTATAATCTGTCCGTACACGTCACAATGTAGGTTATTACTTTCTCACCAAACGGGTATTCCAATCCACACAATCGATTCGTTTCAAGGAAAAGAAGCAGACTGTGTCATACTCTCTATGGTTAGAACTGGAAATAACATTGGTTTTTGGTCGGACCCTAGACGTCTTACCGTTGCACTTACAAGAGCAAAACAAAAACTTGTGATTGTAGGAGATGTAAAGTCTTGGGACAAAACTCCGTTACTGGATCTCAAAACGGATGCAAAAGAGAGAAACTTGTTATAAATTATTTATATTTTCCCCGAGTTGTGTATTCTAATATTATTGCATAAAATAAACTATTGAAAAAATGTTATGGGTAAAATGGTTGGGAGTGTTTTTTACATCACGTTTTGGTATATTTATTGTCCATATTTTTTCTGAGAAACTATCTGAAAGTTTTCCCCCGTTAAGTACAAAATTGTACACTCTCACTTTTTCTGATAAAATTTGTGTACTTGTAAATACGGTTATAGAAACTATTTTTACATTATGGTTGCTAAATTACAAGTGTCCAATTATATCGTACTACTTTCCTGTAAACTTAATACTTATTTTTATTTTAGATGATTTGCTATATGCTCCTTTTCATCATTTACTTCATAGTAAATGTATTTACAAATGGATTCATCATAGACATCATAAAATATCACATCCTTATAAGTCATATGTTCATGCATCTATGGAACACCCTTTAGAGATGATTGGAGCATTGATTTTACATGCTTGCTCTATATCAATACTAGGTTTCTTGATTGATAAAACATGCATTCTAACACATATTTTAGTAAAAGCTCTGGGTGCATGTCTTAATCACTCTGGAAGAAACGTAGAACTGTATTTTTATAAAACAAAACATCATCATATACATCACGTATATCGAAAATACAATTTTTCGCAATATGTTTTCATTTACGACAAAGTTTTTTCGTCTTATAAATCAACTTTATACATATAAAAATTAAAAAAATAAAAAAATAACTGTATTAAAAATATTTTTGTGTAAAATGTTATTTTTTATGTTTATAAATTTTTGAGGAATACTTTTTTTTACCTTTATAATTTGGAATCCATTGTGACAATTTATAATGTTAATATATTCAATCACAGGTTTTAATCGACATGTAGTTACGTAATTTGTAAGAGCATGTACTATCATCCACGGCACATGGTGTGACATAGTTACCTGTACTCTGAAGTACACTTACAAGCGTCTGATCGAGTGTTCCTTGTGGTACACCAGGTGGTGGTGTAAGTTTGGCACCATTCAACTTGTAAAACATATTACATGTACTTACGGAAAGTGCTCCTACTGTACAAACACCCGGCCAGGCTGTTTGAGTACATACTACAGTGTACACTAATCCAGAAAAATATGATGCGTGAGGATCGTTCGCTGTTGCAAGAACGTTTGGTAAGGTACTTGCTAATTCAGGGGGTGACATCGCTTCAGGGGGTGAACGAAATAGTGTCATATTTCCTGCACCCGTAAAGGTCTCCACATCTGTTCCCCATACTCGTGTGACGCCAGAGAAATCTACATACTTTGTACTGTCAAATGTCCCTCCAGATTGGGCCAATACATTAGAAAATGTTTGGTCCCAAATTTGTAGTGATGCGTTATATCCAGGAAAACCAAGGTTTGTAGTCAAACTTGACATGTCTGCGGTTTTCGCACCAGAAGAATCACAACACTGAGAGTTTTGGTATGTCATTTTCAAGTCATCACATGTTACTGAAAGTGTAAAAAGTATAGATATACTTATCATTTTTTAATATAAAAAGATTAAAATCCAGAAAGTTTTTTTCCAAGTTCACTAAGAATTGGTGGTGGTATAGGAGTTGTTGATTGTATTTCTCCCCCATATGTTCGTGGTTTTTTTCCAAATAATTTAGGTTTGCAAGGCCAGTGTGAAGTCATTCTCATTTCTTCTAAAGCTTTTCTCTTTTTTTTTAAATTGGCGCTTGTTGCATTTGTTCTCGGTTGGTAACACAAATATACAACACATCTATGTTTAGGATTTTGTCTTCCTTTCATAGCTTCATTTCCGCAATGAATTAATCTTGAATCCCAAAATACCATACTCCCTTTGGGACATTTTATTCTTTTAATTGGAAATTTTGAAGAATAAAATGATTCATGCTCATCGTCTTTTAACTTAAACCAATCTTCTTTGTCTGTTATATTAAATGTTTCGCGAAATTCTTGGTGTGAATTATGACTTCCTTCATAAAATGCAAGAGTAGCATCACCGTCTTCTACATCGGTTGCAGTTACCCATGATTGAATACATTCTAAAGTATTTCTTGTATAACTTTGATCCGTATGAAACCAATTATTTCTGTACCATCCTTTATTTGTAGTTTCTGGTGGCATGGAAAATGAAGCACCGTCATACGATACTAGTAAATTTTGAGATTCACAGTTCCACAATTTACAAAATGGTTCAATGAGTTTTGGATTTTGCCTCAAATTCCACACTGCTTGACAATGGCCGATATTGTAATGTTGAATGAGCATAGAATGCATTGGGTATAGCTTGTAAAATTCTCTCCAAGACTCTCTATTATTTCTGTTTAATGGTGTATCCCAATTTTGTGTTATATGCTCGAAAAAATCCCACATTTCTGAAAGCATAACGGTACATTCTTCTTCATTTAAAACACTTGGTAGTATCGCAACGCCATACTTTTCTAACGTTGGTTTGAGCGTATCGAGTCTGCATTGGTACTTGTCGTCGTACGTATCCATACGTTGAATCAAACACACTTCAGAAAACGTGAATATAGTTTCAAAAACTTTTATGTGTATTTGTAAAATGTTTATAACATTATTTATTTCACGGTCGCTAATATTATAATTTTATTAATTTATCCTTAAATGTCATGGTTGGCGGTAACATCACATCCAACTTGTACGCAAGAAGAAAATGCACATGTTGAACATCTTTGTAGTTTAGGAGTACATACAGTATTTGTAAATTTTTTCGATATATACTGTCCACATAACATCCAGTTATATAACTGGACGTGTAACGTGCATACTTTTCACATAAGAGGTATGAAAGGACTCTTTTGGAAACATAAACTCATAAAAAAAGTTGTGAAGTTTTACAACTACATATGGCTTGTAGACTCAGACATTCGGAGTAACGAAATTAACCTTGATGTGATATCGCGCCGAATGAATATGTACAACATATCTGTATCACAACCTGCTGTTTATATAACAAAAGAATCACGTGGTAGCGATCATGCTGTGTTAAACATTAGAAGGTTAAAAAAATTAAACTGCATCGCACGTCGTGTCCATATTGTTGAGGTAATGTCCGCAATGTTTACACAAGCGGCCTGGAATGGTTTTCATGAGATGATTTTGGAAAAACTTTCAGATCGTCAACTCTGTTCTGATTGGGGATTGAGTTGGGCTTGGTGTGCAATGTATGGGAACTGCATAGTATGGTACGATCAAACAATAATTCATCGAAACACTCGTCTTATAGAAAAAACCCTCAAAAGTCCAAACCGTACATGTGAAGTCATACGCTCACCTGCACTTCGACAATACATACAGTACCGATGGTTCAGAAATACGACCCAGTGGAATCGGAAAAACTATATGAAACAAGAAAATTGTTGGATATCTGCGACCAAATTAGTATAAAATCATATTTTGAATAAAACGTATTAAAGAGTATGTTAATACTAGTTCTTTAAAGTAAATTAATTAAAATTGTTTTTTATTTACTCATAAATTACACTGAATCCTTGTTTTTTCCACCATAAAAATGTATCGATTGGATTTATTATAGAAGAAATATAGATATATTTTATATTTATTTTTTTTGCAAAGTTTGTTATTGAGTTCAATAACATATGGCCTTTTACTTTGTTTTCTTTATCAGGAGATGCGCAAAGTAGATGAATATATATATGAGGTTTTTTGATTTTAAGACTTCCATTAGGACTTACCGTAATATATGCGCATCCACCCAAACCATTTTCTTCATGATGAATGTAGTGTGTAACCTGTTTAATTTTTATATTTTTTTTAATATCTTCTATAAATAAGTCTAAAATAACAGGTGTTCCATATCGTTTACAATATTCTAGTACATTGTTTAAACCAAAATCTTCATCACTTTCGTTTCCTTTTATTTCTGAAACAATAAATGGGCTAGGTTGACTAGGTTCTGTATTGTATACCTTTTTTTCCATAAATATTCCATCTGAGTACCCACTTGTATGTATCATAAAATAAGAATCATCTTGTAGTTTTATAGTAAAAGGTGTCCCTGATATTAAAAGCTTTCTTAAATTGTCATGTGAGCATTCATAATTATTATTTTTTAACAATTCATCGGCATTTTTAATATATAAATAGTAGTAGTTTTCATCTTTATGTAAAGTTGCATTTAAACAATATTTAGATGCAATTTTTTGAAAACTGAAAAATCCTTTTTCTAAAAAATTTTTGGGAACTTTTAATACAAAATCACTATTAACTGTGATTTCATTTAGCTCATCGATATTCAAAATATGATGCCTATCATGTCTGTTTAAAAAAGAATAAAAGTTATATTTTATATACACTGGAATTATATTTTTACCATTTAATTTATTTATAACGGTTGTAACAATTTTATTGAATGAATAATCTTGTTTTAAACTTTTATATATTTTTTCTAATTGTTGATTTCCAACCCACATTTTCAAAAACAAACATTATTTTTTTTCCACGTTGTGAAAAATGTATTTTAAAGTTTTAATATTTTTGTTTGTTATAACACAGGCTTCATCTCAATTTATGCATTCATTTAATATATTGTTTTCACCACCACCACCACCATTAACAAAGTCACCCGATGTATTCGTTTCGGGTATAAATACAAATACAGATATACCTCAACCACATCCTTGTACCGATATCATTCTGGAACTTCCTTCGGATTATATCAATGGCACTCTAGAAACCGAGAACGCACCGTACGAAAAACGTCTTTCAAAACATGAAAATAAAACGTCGTGGGGTAGAGATCAGTGGTTTGGGGAGGGTTGGGAGCTTCATATAAACAGTCCAAAAAATGGAAACAATTGGGTTCTCACAGAAAATGGAACATGGCGCTTCTGGACTAACAACAACAGTGATCTTAGGCAAGAAGAATGGAATATGAATCCAGATCCAAAATATAGGTGGATTCTTGATGGCTCTAATACTATTACTCTTAATATAACTTGTGTTCATACACCTCCGTCACTCCCACCGTTACTCCCACCGTTACTCCCACCGTTACTCCCACCGTTACTCCCACCGTCACCACCACCACCATCACCTACTCCACCTCATTCACCACCACCCACTACTCCACCTCCGTCGCCACCCGCACTCCCTCCAGCTCTACCATTGAAAAATTATGAATACTCCAATTCCACAATTCCAGATGCTGATCATAGGTACATCGAACACGATAATAACCGTGTTAAATT